AGCAGGGAGAAGTGGCTTTGTTTAATGAGACTGAGAACAAGTACTATAAGTTTCGTAGTCTTATTGATGCGTGTAAGCGTGCTGTTGATGCTGGAAGAAATCCTAAAAACGGATGGAATATTGTTGATGATTTAGGTGTTACTTATGAACAAGAAGATTGGAGTTTCTTTGCTCAATTACCATCACCAGAATATTAATCATCATGGGAAGCATCTTTGATGTGAAGTGTAGCGTTTATCGTTCGGCTAAGGATAGGATAGGAACTGGTGATATGTCGATTGCTGAGTTTCTGCTTGGTGAACGTTGGAAGGAACCTGTCCTAAGGTTACGGGACATGGTGGCGGAGTATGGTCCACTTGAAGCAAAAAAGCACGAGGACTATAAGCTGACTAAACAGCAGCTGCCAGGTGCTACGCTTTCAGGATTATTCTCAAGGCGTAAAGGTGATTGCTTGATACAGCATACAGGCTTTGTTGCTATAGATATTGACCTTGGAGACAACACAAGCATCGGTAACTTTGGAACCATTCTGCGCACACTTCGTCATCGTGCCGAGGTCGCTATGTATATGCGTTCATGTTCTGGTACAGGATATTTCGCTTTGATACCATTGGCATATCCTGAACATCATAAGGAGCAGTTCCGTGCTTTACAAAAGGAATATGCGGCGATGGGTATAGTGCTTGATAATGCTTGTAGCGATATAACCCGCATCCGCTTTGCTTCTTATGATGAGCATCCTTATGTTAATGAGCAGGCTATTCCTTATATGGGAGTGGATTTAGGAAGCCAAACACTCGCTCCTCGTGCGGCTGTTTATGGTGGTCATGTTGATAGTATGGATAGTAAGGTTCAAGCCGTTGAGACTTTGGTCTCAAAGTTAGAGATGCACCATATAGACATTACTGATAGCTATAATGATTGGTATCGCATTGGTTTTGCTTTAGCAAATCTTCCCAATCCAATAGGCAGGCAGATGTTTCATCGTGTCTCTGCTATATGCAAAAAGTATAATCCTCAAGAATGTGATAAAAAGTTTGATACGTTACAACGTCCTGAAAAGATAGGCTTAGGAACCTTCTTCCATATCTGTGAGGACTATGGTATAACTCTTAAATAATTTATAAAAGTATGGTGAATAGAATAGTAGAAGTTCCAATTGATTTTGATGACATTGACGAGGATGACCTCGTAGAGTATTTAGAAGATCGTGGCTATCTTGTAGAAAAAGAACCATTTTTTGATGCTGATAGTGATAGTGATGATGATAGTGATAGCGGTATTGTTATTGATACTGGCTATAATGGTCAAGCTAAAAGTGTCGTAAGATATATAAATGACAATGGCGAAGAGACCTTACTAAAGGAAGTTATCTATGAGTTTTTAGGTATGGGTCACTTTAATGATGTTGATACCCTTTGTGAGGAACTAAAAAAGAGATTAAGCTAATGAAAATTCTTAAACCTGATGTAACTTCTTGGTTATGTCCTGAAGACTGGCACACCTTGGTCGCTCGTGCGGCACGTGTTTGCTATGGTAGTGAAACTGGAAAGCGCACAGCTAAAGATTTGTGCAACTTCTTAGAAAAGCGCAATCACCTATCTATGTTCCGTCATGGGACTAAGTACTTTGTGTTTACGCTTGACGAGGTTAGCGACTATCTTACCATTTCTCGTTTGTTATTCTCTCCGTATATCGGTCTGACTTATAAGAAGACAAAGAAGCAGCGTGTTTATTTTGTTGCTATGAATGTTCAGGCATTTATGGAGTTGACTCCTAACATACATAATGAGTTGGATCTACACGAGGTAAGTTTGTCTGATTTTGTAGAAAAGGTTAAGCAGTATAAGCATCCTACGGCTTTTGCATTGATTCGCTATACCGTTTGTGTTACGACACAAATTAGTACGAGTCGCGAACTCAATCGGACCTCACCTAACAATATCGCCGAGCAGAGCACACGTTATGTTAGTTTTGGTAAACGTGGTGGTATAGCTATCTGTGAACCGCATTGGTACTCTGGTGTTTCCAAACTGAAACGTTTCACGGCTCGCCTTGGTTGGCGTGTTGCCGGTTTATTCTATTCGCTGATGATGCGAATGGGATTAAAGGCAGAGGATGCACGTGGTTATCTTCCACTTGATGCGGCAACTCGTGTCGTTTATACCTACAATGTCTTTGAGTGGCGACATATATTAGAACTTCGCTTATTGGGAAAGACCGGTAAACCTCATCCGAATGCTAAACTCGTTGCGCAGATGATAGCAGACGAGTTGCAAGAGGCAATAATCGATGTAACAGGAAATGTAAACTATAGAATAATTTGATTTATGGAATTGAACGAATATCAAGAGAAGGCAATGAAAACTTGTATGCCCACGTGCGACAACCTTCTTTATATGTTGACTAACCTCATGGGCGAGGTTGGTGAGTTTGCAGGAAAGATAGCAAAGCACGTACGTAAGGGTGATCTTTATGTTTATCACGCTTCGCATCGTGATGATAATGGTGATGTACTTCATTCTCAAGCTATCCTAATAACGGATGAAGAAAAGGACGCTTTAGCCAAGGAGGCAGGCGACATTGCTTGGCAGCTTGCAGGACTTTGTCATGTTATGGGCTGGTCGCTTGAAGACGTTTGTCAACAGAATTTGGATAAGCTCGCCTCACGTCAACAGCGTGGAGTGATAGATGGAAGTGGAGACGAACGCTAATGGCTGGTAGTAGAGTTCCTACAGACCGCAAACGATTACGGGAAGCCTTGTTTGTTCCTCCTTATCATAAACGGCAGCTCACAGATTACCAGTTGGAGTGGCTGAAGGACCATTTTCACGACAAAGAGAATAGCAAACTCGCCTCTGCTTTGAACATATCTCAATCAACCTTGCATCGCTTTGCACGTGATTTGAAACTTACAAAGAGTGAAACTGGTATGCGAGCAATAAAGAAGCGGCAGGCGGCTCAGATAAAGAAAGTGTGTGAGGAAAATGGCTACTATGATTCACTTCGAGGTAAAGCCCCCTGCGCTGCTGCTTTGGAAGCTACGCGCCGACTACGTGAGGCGGGCTTTGTTCCTCTTGCACGTCTGAAAGAAATAAGTCCTTATCGCTATCGAAAATGTATGAAGGAAAAAGCCGAGAAACGTCGATTACTTATCAGTAAAGAACGCAGGCGCATCCGATTTGGTATGGAACCGCAGACACGCCTCGGTAAAATCCTACAGCAGAAGCCATTTTCACGCAAGGCAAATTGCTTACGTTACAATATGCTAAAGAAGGGGTATATATTGGGTGATAAGTCGTTTGACAGTGACGAACGTTGGGTGATCTACTATGATTGTGATACTATCCGTTCGGCTATCCGTGAGCGAAATGCTGTGGACTGTGGCTTTAAGATACTTCCTTCACCTGTTGAAGAATAGATAATTTAGTATGAATGATTCTGAATTAATGAAGTCAAGTGTATGAAAGTTAGAATTGTTTCTGTAGGACTTTTTTGTGAAGTAGAAGTAAAACGTGCATGGTATCTACCATGGGCTACAGTGTATGACGGATGCTTGCCTTGGAGAGTTTTTCTATAGTAAGAAGGATTGTATACGCAATAGCATTCAGTGGCTGGGGAGTTGCGATCGCAGTTATTTTGTATCACTTTTTATTCAGTAAGTAGCATGAAAAGAGAAATATTATTCAGAGGGAAGTCTATTGGCACAGGTGAGTGGCTTTACGGATATTTGTTCAACTATGGACTAACAGCACCGAGTAATGTACCTTGTATCAGCGTCTGTGTACCTAAGTCGTGGAAAGAGGCATATAATCTTTACGCCGTCAGCCCAGAAACCATCGGACAGTACACAAGGCTCAAAGATAAGAACAGAAAGAAAATCTTCGAGTGGGATATACTTTTTCAAGGACAGGAACTTTTAGGGGTAGTCTATATATCCAAAAGATATGGTGTATCTATCCTGAAAAAAACAACTACTTGGTCTTTAATAAATTTTGTTTTAGATAGTGATTTTGATGCAGGTGTATTGTCTGATATAGAAGTTAGAGGTAACGTAACAGATAACCCCGAATTGTTGAAGTAAAGTGTATGAAGAAAATAATGTTTAGTGATAAGTATTGCCTGACACAGGCGGTGCTTGACGGAACAAAGACGATGACAAGGCGGCTACTGAAAGAGGGTACGCCGCTTGGTAATTGGGAGGAAACGCAAAAGAAGTTACCTTACAAGGTTGGCGAAGTCGTTGCAATAGCGCAGTCATACCATACCCTCAACAAGAGCGGATATACTGCTCCAGAATGGCTCGACCATGTGTGTGAGAGTTCCGCTGGATATGAGAATAAAATGTTCGTTAGGGCTGACTTGATGCCCCACCGCATCATGATTACCGATGTAAAGATTGAAAGATTGCAGGAGCTATCAGATGAAGACTGCACCAAAGAAGGCGTAGGTGCTTTTCTTAAGGTAATTTGCGAAAAAGCCTCG